ATTACAAAGTATGTTGAATCCAACAATTGATGAAGAATTTAAAATATGGATTAAATCCAAAGGTTACAACATAGACAATGGTATGTTTGAACTTAAACTAAATCAACCACAAAACTTTGCGGCATATAGACAAACAGAAATGGATCAAAGTAGGGTACAAACATTTACACAGGTAGCAGAATTACCTTATATGTCTAAAAGATTTGCATTAAGCAGATATTTAGGATTAAGTGAAGAAGAAATGGCAAAAAATGCTGACTTATGGGCAGAAGAAAATAATATTCCACAAAGAAAACAAAGTAAAAATGCACAATTAAGATCAGGCGGAGTATCAAAAGCAGGTATCACATCTGATTTAGATCAATTTGAAGAACCAACTGCAGATCCCGAATCACCAGAACCAGGAGCACCGGCACCAGGAGCAGGACCAAGTGTACCAGGACAAACACCAGGTGGCGGTGGAGCAGTACCAGGCAAAACAGGTGGCGGTGGTACAACAATATAAGGTTAAATACGAATAATGAAGCTAAACGAATTTTTTACACACACGGAAGACGGTTTTGAACAGGATAAAACCTATGATCCTGAACAAGATATTTCAATATTAGATAAAGACGATACTAGAAAAACACGTCTTACACTCGGTGATATTAATTCAATGCGATTAGCATCTGAAGATCATGACGAACAACAAAAAGAAGAAGCAGAATTTGTTCAAAAAATGTATGTTCAACCACAAGTAGACGATTTAGCAATCTAATTTAACATATCCTTTAGTAAAACAGAATAATTAATATAAATTATGGATGTAGCATTTGTATTAGGTAATGGGGAATCTCGAAAAGGAATCAAAATAGAAGATTTAAAAAAACACGGTACAGTGTTTGCCTGTAATGGTGTTTATAGAACTGATACTCCAGATTTTTTAGTTGCTGTTGATCCTAAAATGGTGTTAGAACTTGCAGAAACAGATTATATTGTTAAACATGAAGTATGGTCAAACTTCAATGCACAATATAATAAAAATCAAAAAATATTAGATAATGTAAAATGGTTTCAACCCAGTTTAGGATGGAGTTCTGGACCAACAGCATTAAGATTGGCGTGTGATCGTAAGTTCACTGAGATTTATATGCTTGGGTTTGACTATACTGGATATCAAGATGCTAAAAAAGGCAACAGACACCGGTTTAATAATCTCTTTAAAGACACTCGTAACTACAAAAAAAGTACAGATGAAGCAACTTTTTATGGTAACTGGATGAATCAAACCAAACGTTGCCTACAAGATTTTAAAGATGTTAAATTTCATAGAGTAATACCTGACGGTTGGTTCAAACCTAAAGATTTAGATTGGAATGATAATATGCATCATATGACTACAGAACAATTATTGTCAAAATTTGATTTACAAATTAAGTTATAGTCAAAAACACCTTTTTACGTCAGTTATACCACCGTTTTTACACGTTTGTCTTAAATAATAACACTTATAAGTACAAATCTTACGTAAAAGGAGCACGTGTAATGTCAAATAAATTTGAATCGTTATTAGAATTACTAATTAACGAAGAAAACGAAAAAGCTGAAGCTCTTTTCCATGAAATAGTAGTAGAAAAATCAAGAGATATCTACGAAAATTTAGCAGATGGAGAAGTAAAAGCAGAAGCTAAAGAAGAAACTAAAGACGAAGCTAAAGAAGACGACAAGAAAGAAGAAGTTAAGGAAACTGAAAAGTCTGACGAAAAGAAAGACGAAAAAGAAGTTGACGAAACTAAAGAAGATAAATCTGCAGAAGAAAAGATTAAAGACGAAGGAGTCTTTTCTAAACCTGCACCAACACTATCACAAGCACCAGTTCAAAAAACTGATGAAGAATCAATTGAAGAAATCGGTGGCGATGCTACTGACGAATTAATTAAAGATATTTCTTCAGATGAAGAAGGCGAAGGTGATGTGGCGGCTGACGAACTAGGACAAGATATGGACGCTGACGGTGAAAATGGTGAAGAAGGATCTGTAGAAGATAGAGTTGTTGATTTAGAAGACGCTTTAGACGAACTAAAAGCAGAATTCGAAGCAATGATGTCTGATAAAAATGGTGACGATGATGAAGCAGAAGAAACAGCTTTAGCACCTGTTATACCAGCACAAGAAACTCAACCAGAGATGTCTAGATTTGAAGCAAAAGCAAAAGAAGACAAAAAAGATGTTGTAAAAGAATACAAGATCAAAAAGTCTGCTGACAATGCTGACCATGCTGACAGTAAAGGATCTCCAATAGCAAAAACAGGCGGTGCAAAACAAGGCGGAACTCCAGTAAAAACTGGTAGTGGCGCTGAAGACAAAGGAAGACCAGCACCAACTGCAGAAAAAGTTAAAGGGGAATTTGCGAACAGTCCGGGTAAAGACAAATCAACTTCTTATAAAAAAGAAGTAAAAGCTGATACTAAAGACGGTTCAGACAAATCAGGAAAATCTGTAATATCTGGCAAATAAGCTAATATTGAGATTTTAAAGGAGAGTTTGGATGTCATTATATCTTAGAGAACACCTAACATACGATCAGGCTAGAATGTCTATCATACACGAAGGCAAAGATGGCAAAGATTTGTATATGAAAGGGATCTGTATTCAAGGAGGCATTAAAAATGCCAATGAAAGAGTTTATCCTGTTAATGAAATAGGAAAAGCAGTAAAAACTCTTAATGATCAGATTACATCTGGTTATTCAGTTCTTGGAGAAGTAGATCATCCAGACGATTTAAAAATTAATTTGGACCGTGTGTCTCACATGATTACTGAAATGTGGATGGATGGACCAAATGGATATGGTAAAATGAAAATTTTACCGACACCGATGGGCCAACTTGTCAAAACAATGTTGGAATCAGGAGTGAAACTAGGCGTTAGCTCTCGTGGCTCTGGTAACATATCAGAATACGGTAGCGGCGAAGTTTCAGACTTCGAAATCATAACAGTTGATGTTGTGGCCCAACCTTCGGCACCAGGAGCTTATCCTACGCCAATTTATGAACATCTTTTAAACACAAAAGGTGGACATTTGGCAAAGGGACTGGCGGCGGAAGTTAGAAATGATGTAAAAGCTCAAAAATACCTCAAAGAGGCACTAACAAGTATAATAAAAGGACTAAAATAATGTTTGATATATCAAAACTAGTTGAATCGGGAGCAATATCAGAAGATGTGCAAAAAAGCATCGAAGAAGCTTGGGATTCAAAAATAAAAGAAAACAAAGAAGTCGTAGGTGCTGAATTAAGAGAAGAATTTGCTAAAAGATACGATCATGACAAGGCAAACATGATTGAAGCCATCGATAAAATGATGTCTGAGAAGTTAAGCGAAGAAATCTCTAAATTTATAGAAGATAGAAAAGCACTTGCACAAGAAAAAATTGCTTACAAAGAAAATGTAGGCGCTCACTCTGCCAAATTACAAGAATTCGTTCTTACTAAATTGTCAGAAGAGTTAAAAGAACTACATGGCGACCGTAAAGGTGTTCATAATAACTTTGGTAAAATGGAAGAGTTTGTAGTAAACGCTCTTGCAAAAGAAATCAAAGAATTTCATGAAGACAAAAAAGGCGTTGTGGAGACGAAAGTTAAACTAGTAGCCGAAGCCAAAAAACAAATGGCTAAGATGAAAGAAGCTTTCATAACAAAATCTGCTAAAGTTGTAGAATCTGCTGTGAACAAAAAACTTGCTGAAGAGTTAAAAGCTCTTAAGGAAGATATTACTACAGCTAGAGAAGTTAACTTTGGTAAAAAAGTATTCGAAGCGTTTGCGAGCGAGTATCAGGCATCTTACTTAAATGAGAAATCTGAAACTAGCAAATTAATGAAAGTTGTAGATGAAACTACACTTAAATTAAAAGACGCTGAGAAAGCTGTCGATGAGAAACAAGCGGTGATTGAATCAGCGTATGCCGAGTCCAAAAGACAGGCAGATTTGATGGAACGCAAGGAAAAGATGGCTGAGATGCTCAAACCATTGGGCAAAGAAAAAAGTGAAGTAATGAGTCAACTGTTAGAATCAGTTCAAACAGCGAAACTTGAAGCTTCATTTAACAAGTATCTACCTCACGTAATGGCGGACAAAGCAGTTCCAGGAAAAACGAAAGTTCTTTCTGAAAGCGGCGGCGACAGAGCGAAAAGGGAAGATGCAGAAATAACAAATATTCGTCATTTGGCGGGTATTTAATTTAAACTAAAGGGGAAAGATAAAATATGTCAGAAATATTTGAATCTAAATGGGCAGAAACTAAAACTGCTCTAACTGAAGGTTTAGCGGGCAACAAGAAAAAAACGATGGATGTCATTTTAGAAAATACTAAAAGATATTTGTCAGAACAAGCTACTGCAGGTGCTACATCTGCTGGTAACGTTGCTACGTTAAACAGAGTGATT